CGAGAGGCGTAGGGGCACGGGCGGTGGTAGACACTGATGGCGCCCAAGGCGCATGCAGGGGGCCAGAGTCAAGACCGCTTTGGCCCCCAGTGGACTGCGCGTGCACCGCAATGGGCGTCACGCTAGGTCTCGGGAGTGGGTCCAGTTGACAGGACTTGCACTCCCAAATAATCTGGGTGTGTATGACGCATGCGTGGATAACGGCGAGAGGGCATTCGCCGAGCGATACTACTACTGTAAAGTGGGAGACAAGTTCCAACGTGCCCTCAAGCCTGTCACAGGAGCTTTCCAAAAGGAACAACTGATGAACTTCCGTGATCTTGTTTGCCGAGCACGCTTTGATCCGCCAGCAACCCGCCGAGAGGTCGTGGGGGCATATAGCGGTCTCAAGCGGCTACGGTACGAGGAAGCGGCAGAATCATTAGAATTTGTGGATTTGTGCAACAACGACGCTCGTCTCTCAGCTTTTGTTAAGTTTGAGAAACAGGCCATGGATAAAGCTCCGCGCATCATTAACCCCAGAACACCCCGATTCAATCTCGAACTTGGTAGGTTTATCAAGTTCAACGAGCATCGGTTTTTCACCTCAATTGATGACGTCTTTAATGAAACTTTTAGGACCGAGGGAATTACCGTGTTCAAGGGTATGGACATGTCAGTCATGGCAAGGCAACTACGCACCAAATGGGAGGGGTTCAACAACCCTGTTGCGATTGGTGTGGATGCGGTCAAGTTTGACATGCATGTCAGTCAAGAGGCTCTCGCGTACGAGGCTGGGTTTTATACTCAAGCCCTGTTTGGGTTGCCGTTCACGCCTGTTGGTAAAAGCACAGGTGTGAGTGGCACCTACGAGAGGCTATGTTGGCTGATGCAAAAGGAACAGGTCAACTCCGGACGTGCTAGATTCCCCGATGGAACGATTAAGTTCCAAATGAAGGGCACTCGTGCCTCAGGAGATTTAAACACTTCGTTAGGCAACGTGATCCTCATGTGCTCGTTGATTTGGGCATGGTCCGTCCGGCGCGGACACAGGATTGCCTTGGCTAATAATGGAGACGACTGCGTCATCATCATGGAGAGTTCTGACCTCACCTCCTATACCGATGGATTCGAACAGTATTTTCGAAGTTGTGGGTTTAGGCTCACTATTGAACCAGCAGTGTACTGTTTCGAACGCATTGAGTTTTGCCAGACTCAACCCGTCCACCTGGGAGATGAATGGCGCATGTTGCGCAACCCGAATGTCACCATTCAAAAGGGCAGCATGTGCACGCTGCCCATTCCGAATACCCGTGTGTTACGGCGTTGGATGATGTCAGTTGGGCTGTGCGAGGGCGCACTGAACGAGGGTGTCCCGGTGCTACAGCACTGGGCTGCTGCTATGCGGAGAAATGGACTCAGAGCTAGTAGCAGGTTCCAGCAAAGTGTGTGGCGTGGCACCACACGCGGGTACTATTACATAGTGCGTGACGTTCGGACTAAACCGATTACCACGCAGGCTCGAGTGAGCTTTTTCAAGGCGTTTGGGATAACGCCAGATGAACAGATAGCCCTGGAGGGCAAGTACCAAAGGTACGCCATGGCAGATGGTTTCGAGCCCATGCTGCCTGCTGAGCGTGCGCTGGATAAGCTTGGCATTGCTCGTGACATGTCCACTATGCTACTCGCCGGACATAGTTTTAGCATAGATCAAAGAACGTGTTAAAATGGCCAAGAAGAAACAAACAATTGTCAACATTCGCACTGGGAAAGCGCGGCCAGTCGCGAAGAAGAAGAAGACCGCGGTAACGGCTAAGGAAATGACCCTCCTAGGTGGCGCGTTGCGCCACCTGGGAGGGCTCGCTGGTGGTGCCGTGGGGGGTATGTTTGGCAACGCTGCAATTGGCAGCGCAGCCGGCACTGGACTCGGGGGTATGATTAGCAAATGGTTGGGGTCGGGCGACTACAGCGTTAGCCAGAATTCACTGGTCAACAGCGTGAAGGCGTCTGGGTCTATCCCCATGATGCACAGTGAGGGTCAAACCGTCACAGTGCGCCACAAAGAGTTCC